CAGAAAAGTTGTCGGCCGATCGGTGTATGATCGTCGGCAAGGTGGAAACTTTTATGCTTGGAGCGTTCCTCTGTCAAGAGGCTCTTAGCGAAACACCCTCCCACACTATTACTTCAATTAAGTGCGTGAGTTAAATAATTTAGTTAGCAATAACCCTGCTAACCTTGTCACACCCCATAAACCGGGGAGGGTGTGACAATATCTGAGTATAAACCCGGAAATTGATCGGAATATGGGGGAAAAGCTTAAAGGCGCTTTCAGGCCGTTTTCTACATTTCTCTGTGAAGATGGAAATGAAACCTACTAGGAATAGGTCCTGTTACATATATTTTACAACTACGTAACTTAGTTGAAATTTTAAGTCTTTCGACCTCCTCATTCGTTGAGGGTTGACGGGACTCCTAACCAGAAGCCCATTTGGAAGTCATCAGAGACTTGCCTATTGACATATACTTGACCAACAGTTTCGGTAGTTATGTTAAGAGTAGGCCCAACATTGGATATGGTGGGATGTATCTTAGCAACGGTACCATCTGAATAGTATCGCATAGCATAAGCAATTCTCGAATGAACTTGAGAATATTGTGGAACTTGGATCTCCGCGCCGCCGCGGTAGACCTCGTTCTGATAAAGAAGAAGTGTTTTACTTGTGTCTGGGGTGGTAGTGGTTCCAAAGCCTGTATAATCTGCGGTTCCGTTAATGCTATAAGCCATTGATGTAATCACGGGGGCCATAGTAGCAGTTAACGATGCAGCTGGAGCGGTTCTAATACGCATCCCTCCTCTATTGAAACAATAACAACTTGCTATAAGAGCAAAGTTGTCACTGAGTTCTCCAGTAGGGGGATTTACAATAGTTCCTGCATTATTATAGGCAAAGGCAATGGAAAAAGGGTCACAAGCTATATTGGGAAAACCGCCTGAAGTGGTAGCGGTAAACCATTTGTCTTGATGTTTAAGTAATTGGGAAAGAGAGAGTACTTGTTCTCCGATAGTAGCGCGTGCTTCTAGATATGAATGGTTCTTCAAACTAGAATTACCGATCGTATCGGAAACTATACCGTTGGCAGTCTTTCTAAAAACTTTACCCATCTGTGGGGCAGTTACGACAATTGGTTGCATGGAATGTTTTCTAGGGACAGCAAACATTAAATCTTCTCCTCCACTTACTTCTACAATATAGCGAATTGAGTTAGGTACGGTAGCGGGAGCAATTAAAGGATTAACTACATAAACCTGTATATATCCTATAGTATCTTGGAGTTGTCTCCAAGGAACTATGGACGTATAAGGAATTTGCAGTTCAAACTCATTGCCTTCTCGTAAATCAATAATTTCCCTATGCAAGAAAGCTCTGTCAGTAGCTGAACTAGTACCTGGGGCAGTACCATTGGCTCCTGACGGTTCTTGTGGGTAGAATACAACTTCAATCCTTCCTGAGTGGAATTCGGTCTTTACTATCTTAAATCGAAATACTATAGAACCTCGCCATAACTGAAACAGTTTCGCAACGAAGCCAACGGGAGTATTAACAAATATAGTATGAGGACCGGTATCTACAAAGGAAGTGTAAAAATCGCTTAAATTAAATGGTAAACCAATTAACAATGCGCCTGAAGCATTGCCTGTGGTCTGTATAAAGTCTTGGTAATATGCTGGAATCATTTTGACATAGTCAATAGCCATTTCATCTATATCGTTCCCCGCGAAACCTGGAAGTATTTCTACATGGTTTCGCGCAAACAATGAAATTGGCATTGAAGCATCAGGCATGTCACAATTATTAGCCCAAGGTTGAATGGTCTGGACACACCTAGTTACTTCTGAAAGCTCAATAGGATTGGACCATCCAAAAACGCTTGCTATACCACCTGCAATATTAGCAAACCACGACACGGGGGCCGCGATAGCTGATAAAGAGGGGAAAATAGCCATAGCACTATCGGCAATCTTCTTAACGTTATTCATAGCGCCGCTGATGGGGCCACCACTAGATAGTTGGTTCTGCTCAACTTCGGTAGGATCACCGGAGAGAACTCGACCAATTTGTTGAGTAGTGCTCTGGACGCGTTTGAACGACATTTGTGGGACTGTTGGAGCAACTAAGTCTACGTCTTTTAAATGTGAATAAATGGTGTATGGTACAGTTGTGGAACCACCATTAGTTGCCACGGGGATGTATGGGCAAAGACCTACCCAACCTAAACAATGGTTGAAACCCGTCGAAGCTTTCAACGACCAGTATGGGAATACTGAAACGTATGGAACTTCTAAGATTGCTTCTGTGTTTGTGTTGATGTCGATCTCTACATGAGGGAGTTGTGTGATGGCCGTTAAATTGGTTCGGCGTAATGTGCGTTCGGATGTTGCGGTACCACCTGAATTACCACCTCCGCCAAAAGGCAACCAAAACATGATATATCGTCCTTGTTGAAAACGATTAGCATTGATTTGGAGTCTAAAAACGTGAGTAGCTTTCAATCCGAGAAAACCATTAACCTTACACAACGCTACGGTTGTATTAGCATGACAAGAGAGAACTTCTAAAAGGGCAAAAGTGGTAGAAGTATCTGTTAAAGTGAGATTACCCGACTGGACAACCAAAGGTTTCATAAGAAACTCTTTGATATCTTGGTGTAATCCCGTATTTGTCGACGCTAAATAATCTGCGTGAATTGGGAGATAAGGCATTGTGGAAATCTCAGTTGAAGCTGAGGCTATAGGATCACTAGTGATCTGTGTGGTTCCTGTTGGTTGAGAAGCGGCCGCTTGCGCGACCTGGTCACCGCCCTCTTGGTTAAAGAGCGGGTCTTGTGTTTGAATTTGTGAAGTGGAAATCTAAAAATAAGGCTATAAGCTAGATCAGACTTATAACTATCTCAGCAGTGGCCTGGATATCGGGGGCTACCCGTCCCACCCTGGCGGTAAAGTTGAATAACTAAGGACTTTAACACTGCACGCACATCACAATCTATTGAACCTGCGGAGGATATTTGTATTCAATTGTGGAGATCGAAACAGTGAGTGTAAAGGCCATCATTTTGACGAGATGATGAACTCGTCTGACTTGCATCAGATGCTAGTTTATAGTCTTTGCGGACTATTGGGAGCTTTAATAATAGCTTTCTATCTTGGCGACTTCCGAAAGAAGTAAACGACGTGAGGTACATGGTACTGGTACGTTGTGTTTTCGAGCGGCGTCGATGATTAAGGGAGCCCATCGATTAAATACGTCAGGAGAGTGTAGGGACAACTCTCGCATAGATGTTTCGATGTTTTGGTGAACTATTTCTAAAGCATGTGAATTATCTTTAGTCCAATACGGAATCTCTAGAACGGTGTCTAAAGATAAGGGGGCAGCGTATCGATCATAAAATCTTTCATAACGGAATGAGCGTTTGAGGAATGTGAGTTCTTCCAACCGCCGCAAACTTGCGTTTCCAGCGGTTTTGGAGTCGGAGGTGAAATTCATACCTTGGGTAAGCATAACTTTCGCTATGTTACTTTCAGTAAAAATCTCTTTGAAGGCGGGTGAAACATTGAAAATATTATCGTCTCCTTGCACAGCAAGGTAAACGTAAGTACTGAAATTCACTATAAATTCTTCTTTGAAACCATTTAAGGCATACCAGCAATATCTGAATAATAAGTGATTGGAAATGTTGTTAATGTGAGTAGTGGCGGGATGTCCGCTAGGAACGGATCCATCCCACTCATAAACTAAATCGTGGATGATGTGACGGGAGTTTTCTGCTTCGAGGAACAGAACTTGACGAGCTAAAGAATATTCATCATTATATAGTAGATTGAACACTATACAACTCATGTGAATTAAGGGAGCATCTTCTGAAGCATCATAAGCTTTGTAATCTCCTGCACCGCAGTCTGGGCCTTTTGAGCTCATTCTTTTGGCGAGAAAATCCCAATCTATGGAATATGGATTTACACCGACAACCATGCCGTTAGCAATTTTATTGTCGCTGATCCACATCATACCGGAACCGAAAAGTCTTCTCCACACTACTAGATAATGCCAGGGGCCGACATTAAACATGCGTGGGTCACGAACTTTTTCGAATTTACGAAGTTCATCTTTTAAGCTATCAACGAAGAGAATAATTGAACGTTCTCCTCGAACTGCCCTCTCAAAGAGTTCATCAGAATCTTTACGAATTTGTTTCATTCGTTCGGAATTGAGATCTCTTTCGGGGCCGAGCCAGAAAGATTTACCTCCGTGCCAGCCGGGAGTGTGAATATAAGGGAAACCGGGGGAGGAAGAAGAGTCAATAGGACCGAAGGTTGTACCTTCAATCCCATTAACTGCTTCTTCAAATGTGAGAATACGGGGGTTAAATGGAGTGGAGACTTTACGTAAGTCATCAACGAATTGGCCAGCAATTAGTAAATAAATTTCTAGATCAAACGGTGTTTTCATTGGTAAGTATTTGCTTCGGGCGTTGTACATGGGGTCGTAAGTACAAACACCTTCCATAAATTCTTTTCGGAGTTGCGCGGGGGCTTTATTGGACGGCCTCCACGAATTGTAAAGTGGTGATTTGAGGATTTTTGATGAATCGTTGGTGTGAACTGGTTTGTCTAATTGATAGAGTGGGGTGAATTTGTTGTTATGAAATTCCATCATAGCCTGAGGAACAGTGGTCTCGAACTCTTGGTCTACAAAAGAAAATTGTTTAAGACATTCTGAGATTGACTCATACGTGAGAATATTAGCTATACCATACGCTAAAGAATCTGATCCAGCGGCGTGGATTCCTAAGATTTTGCGTGATGGAATTGTAGGCTCATGTGCCATAAGCAATGAACCACATTTACCCTTACGGGTTTCGGCGTTGTATTCCCATGCATCAGTAATAACATAGTCTGGAATGGCGGTGTCATCGGGATTAAGAGATCCATAGACAGTGTGGTCACGTTTACGGGTCGCTTCAACTAGTTGACATTCAACTTCATTGTGGCGGGGATAAACAAGGCGGGCGTTTATAACGTGATGACTATCTACTTCTTTTTGTGTGATAAAATATTTGGAAATGTTAGCGTGTTGAGGTAGGTTGATAGGGAGTTCAACTAAAACAGCATCTAGGGTCTGCAGGGAGTTAGTTGAGTGGAAATTGAATAGATCTTTAACTTGAACATGATATTCAATTGAAGAGAGGGATTTCTTGAGAACTACTGTTTCTGTTTTGAGCAGAGGGTCTTCTTTAACTGCTTCAAAAAGATAAGTAATGAAATGTCTGGGCATCAAACAAATTCTACCAGCAATGAACGTTACAACACCTGTATCTATACCTTCGCAGGTTAGTGTATAAGTATTGCGACGAACAATCTTGTTGGTAATTTCGAGTCCAGCAGTGTCGTGTTTAAACGATCCTTCTGCATAGATAGCTCGCATTTCTTCATCATTGTAAGATTTTTTCGGTTTGGAGGATTTCTTGGAGGACTTGGGACGTCCTCCTCGACGGTTGGATGAGGATGGTTGAAATTCAGCGGAAGTGGAGTTAAATGGGGTGAAAATGGAGGAAAATAGATTGCGGAACCAGTTAATAACTGGTTTAATAATAGGGTCGAAAATCATTCGTAATACTAAAAATATGGCTAAGACTGAAGAGGTGATACCTGAAAGCCGTATGATGAAAAAATCATCACACAGACATGGAATACATGTTTTCTTCCAGAAATCTTCAACAGCTTTAAACATGTTCTTAATGTAAGCAAATGGATTTTGAATTGCAGCGGGAGCGGAAAAGGTTAAGTAAGAATCAACTTTATCCATAATTCTCTCATAATAAACTACGACCAGCGTAGTAATATCGTGATAAAATTCTTGGATTGCAGTAAAGGGTCTACTGGCAAATTGAATAAAGGCGGAACCATATAACCTTAAGTAATAATTAATGGATTGTGCATAAGTAACGACGGTGAAGGAAATGGAGGAGTATTTAGCTACTATATATTTCTTGATTGAAAAAGATTCAGGATTGGCTTCTAGTGTTGTCTCAAACTCTTTTACAAGTTCGGGATCAATACCATTGGCTATCGCTGTGTGCTTTTCTTTCAAAGCGGACATCTCACTACAGAACTGTTTGTAACGCAGTTCATTAGTGCGAATTCCTTGTACAGTGGCTTGAACAAGTTGATCGAAGGTGAAAATCTTTCCAGTAAATCGATTATCTGCGTGAGCAGTATAATCATATTCATGGAAGTCAAGCATGTCTTCGTTCTTAACGGTTGTGAATTCACCCATAGGGAATTTGGAAGGGTCGAAACGCCTTTCCCAGAGGGTGTTATGGAGGGATTCTTCAGTGGAGAACTCTAATTTGGGGACAGCGACGACGGCTATATCAAAACGTCTAGTAACTGCGTCTGGCGCAACTATACTTTCAAGATTTGAAAAGTCTCGTCTATTTGTAGACAATACCATAAATTGTGGGATAATTCGAACGTTGCCTTTGTCTTCCAATGCAGCCATATTCGCAAGGGACGCGAATATGTTTTTAATACGGATAAGTTCAAAATATTGATTTTGAACTACACCGGCTACATCGGTTTCTTGGCCGAATTCGTCATATTTAATTATAGGTTCATCTTTGTATCCATCCCAGAATTCCACGCCAGGAGCGCGAGCATATTCTAGAGCATTGGGGTCGTTTTTATAAGCTTCTTTTTGTCTATCGGTAAGGACAAGGTAAGGGGCTACGGCAGCAGTAAATTTGGAAAGTGCCATAGTTTTACCAGCATCGGGGGCTCCGATAATGGACATACAGAAGGGTTCTTGATGAGTGGCTGATGACCCAAGGTTCATACCCTCCAACTTCTTCTTAATGGTGAGCAAATAAGAAAGAGCTGATTGGAGGGAGGCGTATAAACCTTGAGAGTTGGGTTCGCGGGTGAGGGTCGAGAGGAGTTTAGAACCTTTCATCCACAGGGCGTGGACTCGGGTACATGATGTGGGGACAAATGGAAATGATTTTTCGTGAATCTGGTTGACTATTTCATCATAATCTTTTTGGAACTCGGCAATATCTTCTCTGTGGGAAACTATCCATCTTTGGGATGGTAGTTCGAGAAGATTTACACGAAGATAATTGACGACTTTGTTAATAAGTTCAACGACGAAGGTGATTGAGGATTCGACTGATTTAGAGGCTTTATCAAATTCCATGAGAAGTTTCATTACGAAACTTACAATATCGATGTCCTTCTTTCCTGAAAGGAGGAAGGACGACAATATCATGGATAATAATTTACATAAATCGGATAGAGTGGCTGAGTCGATTTGAGGGACGGTGCGAGTTTCGGTGTAAGAATTCGCATATCTAACAATTCCCATCAGGAATCTTTTAGCGTTGTCTGTGTTGAATAAATTCGAACGCAGATACGCATTTCCGACTGAAAAGATTAAATAAACGAAAGATTGGTTAGTACGGGTGTGAATGTGATGGAAAAATGTGCCGGTTAAGGCTAAAAGGGAGGAGTAGTCGTTAAAAGCAGAAATATTAGTTTCTACAGTTGAGAGGGCTTTCGCAATATGCGAATCGGAACTGATAAGGGCATCAAAGGCTTTGTTAAGAGCGGCTTTGACCTCAGGATCGATGTTGTGAGTGATGTTGATACCATCA